ATTGCCCAAAGCCAATAGTAAAAAAATTAGCCCCATCGGTTACGATAATAGCTGATTCACCGGGTTGGAATGGTAAGTTAGCTGCCCCATCAATTGTCACTGCTCCCGGAGGCGTTGCCGTGATCGCGCCCGATCCAGAGTTTCTTAAATATAAAAACCAGTTGTCACCGCCTGTGATTGGATCAGGCAATGTGTAAGTGCCACCAGCCCCCGTGTAATTAAACATTTTGGCTCGGTCATCCACACCACTCGTAAAGTTAGTGTTAAACGTGGTTACTGGCACGGACTGCGATAAGACAGTGCCAATAGCAACTATGCCTGTACCTGCTAACGATGATGCATTGGCAGTTGATGTTGTTGCACCATATTGAAGAAACACCCAGTCTCCATTTGCAGTGCTGTTATTAGTTAAATAAAGTTGCCACACTTGACCAGCTGCAACTGATCCTATTTGTACACCACCTGCATTTTTTACAAGAAACGTGTGTGAGCCTATATTGTTAAAAAGTATTGTATTACCTGTTCCACTCTTGGTGGCATCCGGAACAATAATGCTGAAAGTTGGTGACGGTGCTGTTTGAGTTACATCAATAATTCGCGTTGCTAAATTTGTATTTGTTGAAGTTTCTTCAGGCCAACTCAGTGTAACATCAGCCGATAGATTTTGGGTACTATAACTAATTTCACTGGGATAAATGTTAGCACCGCCAAAAACATCTTGATAAATAGGCATTATGCTTCACTCCTTTGAGCCGCGCGGTCAAGGATTCTTCCTAAATCTTGACCGTTGAATGCTTGAGCACATCTGTCATAAAGACCTTGCCACAGTTGTACTCTTTCATCATTTTTCAAAAATGGGGTTGCCTCAAGTAACGAAGCATACAACACCAACTCCGGTGCATATTCTGTAAGCCAATTGCTTTGCAAGTTTGGACCTAGCAGTGCTGGTTGTTCGTAATAAAGTATTTCTAATGCAACTCCATTCGTTGCTTGGTTTGGTGTCGGAGCAATCAACCAATTAGCGTAGTCATAGTCAGCATAAAATTGTGGTACGCCTTCATCTTGTTCATTGGGCCAATAATTACGAACATACTCATATGATCTTGTTTGTATTGGCGTTCCAGCAATGGTCATAGAAATAGTATCACGCCAACGGTCTGGCTTTAGGTAAGTCGAAACACCTTGAGACAAAGGTGTTGTTATTGCCCTAATAAAACCTTCAATCTTTAATTCACGAGCTATACGTCTTTCTGCCAACGTAATTAAACGTGGCAGTTGGTCAAAGACTATTTGATCGCTTGCCTGAGTAAATCCACGTTCTAAATAACGCCTTATGTCTACAAGCAAGCTATCGTATGTCATCGTATAGCTCATGGCTTAATCCTTACTCAGAACTCTCGTCTTCAATTCTAGGATCAACCCAATCGGGGTTAAGGGTCCAAGTAGCACCATCGAAAAACCATTTATTTCCGTACCACTCTTCTTCAGGGCCAGTAATGTTTTCATACAAAGTGCAATCACTTGTTGAATGACATCCTACAATAAAATCTAGTTTTTCTTCTGGGCCAACATCAATTCTATCTGCCAACATGACAACTCGTTTGTCATCTTCAAAAAGAAATTTACTCAAGTTCGTTACGTTTTCTACAATCGTTTTCATTATGATGCTCCATTTAGTATTAGTTGGGTGGCTGAAATGGCTTTACCTGCTGTCACTGAGCTTGAGGTGGTAGAAAGATTTCCATCATTTTGGACGTAGTATGTTAAGCCTGTGGTTAATGAAGTTGAAAGACTATATTGATAAACACTGTCGTTTTGAGAACCCGTTACATACAATTGAGTTTCATCAGTTTTAACTGCAACTCCGTATGGAAAGTTATCTTGTGTTGTAGTAGTAAAACTAAATCCAGAATAAGAAGCTGTAGCTAAATCAAATGCTGTAGACAACGTATATTTAAATACTTGGTCACTACCACTACTTACAACGTATAAACTAGTTCCATCAGAAGTTATAGCTAATGAAGTAGAGTCACTAGTTTGAGAAGTTGTGTCCAATGATTTACTTGCATAAGAAGCTGTAGAAATATCAAACGCCGAAGAAAGAGTGTATTGATAAACAGTTCCGGGACTGCCAATTGCATACATTTTTGTTCCTGTGCTATCGAAATCTAAACCCCATGCACTTCCTGACGATATTTGACTAGTAAGGCTAAAACTTTTATTAGCATATGACGCTGTACTTATATCGTAAGCTGTAGTCAAATCATATTGATATGCAACACGGGCTTGACCGCAAGTATAAAATGATGTTCCGTCAGAATTAAATGCTAATCCTTGTGTGGTTGCCTCTTGTGCTGACACATTGAAACTTTTGTTTTCATACGATGCAGTAGAAACATCCCATGCTGTACTCATTGCGTATTGATATACAGCAACATTATTACCTAAAATGTAAAACTTTGTTCCATCTGGTTTAAATCTGACCTCTTCAGGTGTAGTTATACTTTGACCAGAGAGGCTAAAATTTTGATTGTTATAAACAGCGGATAAAGGCAATTGCGTTGTAGCAACACCGCCTTGAGGATTGACTTTACCTGTCGCACCATTGGCTATAGCCTGAGATGTTATGCCTATAAATTTTGATACGTTAGTTGATTGTGGTGTGTAAAACTCTGTTTTACCGTAACCGTTGTAGGTTGGGGCAGTCCAACTTACATAAAAAGACACAACTTTATTGATATTTGCGATTAAAGTTCCTTTTAACACATATTTATAATCACCAGACGTTGACTCTTCAACAAAAGAAGATGCCCAAGTGAGTATTCCAGTGCTTGCATCGCTAGCTGTAGAGTTGTTGTAAGCAATGTTATAAGATGGAGATGGTTTTCTAACAGCAACGGTAACACTTTGTGATTCCGGATCGTAGGTTGCTGCAATTTGACTCATTGTTTGCGTTGGACTAACATTCTGTACTGTAATTCCATAATAAACACCACTACGGATATCACCCGTAAGGTATTTAGCTTCATTAGTAGATTTATCGCCAAAAACAGTAATAAATTGATTGCTTGGAGGGTAATAAATAAAATCTACTCCAAGGCTATCGGTAGATAAATTACTCCCCGCAGTGACATAAGAACTCCAACTTATTGTGTTTCCAGACACTGTACCGATCCAAACACGACTTTCATAGGGAGAGCTTTGGTTTACTGCAAAAGCAGCTAATTTATTTTCTTGAGAATTATAGGCAATGCGTGGTGAAATAGGATAAAAACCGCCTGCAATTATTTGTACGCCACTTGGAAAAGTAATACTATTAGTTGATCCACCTGTAACGTTGCCGACTATCGAATCATATCGTCCATTTCCTTGATTTCTCCACACAATAATTGGGTGATTTGAACTTGTGTCGAAAACTATGTCAATTTGGTTTGTGTCACTACTTGAAAAAGCTGACGGTGTTCCAAATGTAATTGTTGGCGTTCCTCCAGGTGTAGTAATTTCACCTACAACTGCATATCCATATTGAGAACTATCTTGTTTTTCATAACACAAAATAACTCTGTCGGTTAATGTATCGTAAGCCATCGCAAAGTTATTACCAACGTCTGCTAGAGTTGTGGTTGCTCCTACCGTGTAAGTTGTTCCTGAGTTTGATGCTACGGTAACATAACTTGCTGTTACGGCATTGTTTGTATAAACAAATATGGTGTAACCAGTATCTGGGTCATAGAGCACACTTGTCGAAGTGTTTGACTGATAAATATTCTGAGTAATAACATCTTGTGGCGTGCTTACAGCTTGAGCTGCCGTTGTCACGGCAGATACAGTGCCATCACTATTTATACCTACCGTTTGACCACTTGCTAAAGTTCCAGAAGCTACAGCATTAAATTCTTTGGCACCGCCACCTGAAGGTAATAATTCGGATAAATTTGTCACGAGTTAAACTCCAAATTAATGCTTGTTGAGGACAACGCTTTGCCTAGTCGTACAGCAGGAGATGTAGATGTTGTGCTAATCGTTCCGTCACCTTGAACATAATAAACGCTGTTTGGTGTTAACGTAGGTAAACTGGTATTTGTAGCTATCCCACCCTTAATTGTCACAGAACCTGTGGCAGTATCTGATATGGCTGCATCGGCAATGCCAATAAAATTTTCATTTAAATTTATAGTATAAGCAGGTCGCGCATATGATAAACCCATATAAGCAGTACCACTACCATCATTAAACCAAAAAAAGTAACCTAACCCTGTTCCGAACCCTGCATCTGGAGCAAAAAACCCACAAGTCTGTCTAATTTGTGTGTCTCCTGAATTAGCTCTCATAGTATATTGAGTTTGAACCCAAGAAAATGTTGTTCCACTAACAGTTCCCAACCAAACATAAGCATATGGTGCTAAATTCGTATCTCCACCAACCACAAATTTTTTGGCATTTGTGTCAAAATACATGGCTATTCTATTTTCACCTTGGGGATTATAAATAGTAGAGGAAGAACCGAAACTTACGTTGTTACCACTCAAAGTGCCAGCATAACCTTTTGCCACACCCCCACTGCCCGCAATCACATAACCTATTTTTCCATTATTATCTTGCGATATTCTTGGGTTTTCCCCACTAGATTCCACTTGCTGTGCAGTTCCCCATGACACTGAGTTTCCAGAAACTGTGCCGATTATAGCCATAGGATAATAATTATTAGAATCATCTGAGTAAGCTAATCCAACTTGCCCTGTTTGTTGTAAATATTTAAAATCTGTGTCTGCTATTGTTCCTATTCCGATATTAGCAGCTGCAGCAACTGAAATTGATCCACCACTAACGCTTATAACATTGTATTTTGAAACGCCATTATTTCTATAAATAGCTACTATTTTGTTGTTAACAGTGTCATAAATTAATTTTCCGTCTTCGAGACTACTTCCAGACGCAACAGATGCCGCACCACCAACTGTAATCGTTCCATTCGATGCAATTTCCACAGGGTAAGCATAAAGGTTTTGAGCTGCAGCATCACCCACCATGATAACAACTCGTTCGTCTGTTGCATGATATGCTAAACCTTGCAAGCTACCTGCTGTATAACCACTATTTACTGTAGTTGCTGCTGATTGATTTAAATTGTAACTGCTTCCAATGGTGCCTGATTCGCTTGCGCTCCAAATTACTACATTGCCCCCACCAAGAGCAGCAGCAACTAATCTTCCTGCACTGCTATCCCACACAGGTGCTATATTTCTAGTATTATTATAGCCAGTTCCTAAATTAGTAGTGTAATATTGATTTTGAAATTCGTCATTATAACTTGTAGAACTGATCGGTTCCACTTTTCCGTCAGTTTTTAAAGCCACCGTTTGACCCTGATTGATAGATCCGTCAGCAACAAAATCTACCTGTTTGCCCCCAGACCCTGCGGGTAAAAGATCAGATAAAGTGCTCATGGTGCATCCTTCAAATTAAGAGTGGTTGCATTTACAGCTTGGCCTATAAAAGTACCCGTGTCGGTTGTATTAATATCGCCATTGTTTTGTAGATAATAATTACTGCGAACTACCAATGAAGTCTGTTGAGAGTTTATTCCACCCAACATATCTACATCTCCGGTTGCCCCATTTGATATAGCTTGCGCTGTTACACCGATAAAACTGCTTGCATTTGTGAAATTAAAACCTGCAGTTTTTCCTTCCCAAGCACCGCCGCTTGGAGCGGTCATGTAAGTTATAACATAGTTATTGTCTCCACCCCAAACCACTTCCATATAATACGAAACACTGTTTTCAAATACAGTTATTGTTCCTAAAGTTGGCACGAATGACCCGTTGTCGCTGTAAAGAGCAAATTTACCGTTATTTCCCCCTGTGGAATCATTAAAAACTACCATGCCTTGGCCAGTTCCAATAGTTTTAGATGCGTTGAAAGTTAAGTCTATACTTGAAATATTACCTGCAACGCCAAAAACGTCTTCAGTTCCAATAGTTAAACTGTTTGAGCTTACATAACTCACTTTGTTAATAGCTGCATTGCCACTGGTATTGTTAACATATGCAATAATCGTTTGTTGAAAATTAGGATCATATATAATTTTCATTTGAGTAGTATTACCACTAACTACAGTATTTTGACTACCAAACGTGGGTGGCACTGAAATACCATTATTAATAGTTCTCGCTCTACCATAAGAGGAACTTGCAGTATCTCGATAAGTTAGTATAGGTGTATTTTGCAATTTATTAAATGCAATATCAGGTGTACTAGTGCCATCAGTTTTATAAGCAGATGCGCTACCATTTGATATAGAATTAATATTATTGACCGTAATACAATCTGCTACGCCATTATCAACACCGTTAAGTCTATCTATATAATTTACCCAAATTCGAGCATTTCCACTTATTTCACCATAACATATTGAAATCCCTTGAACCCCACCACCGTTAAAATAGTGTTGAGCACCAACGGTAATAGTATTTCCAGAAACTGAAAATGCTCTCATAAATGCATCTGATGAATTATTAACTATATAAGCACAAACTGTTAAATTGAGAGCCTCGTGAAGCACGCTGTCCATTATGTAATCATCAGCGTATTTTAAAGTATTAGATTCAAAAAGAACAGGAGGTGATTGCAAATCCCAAGTAACTGTGTTTCCACTTACATTACCAAGTACAACGGTTCCGTAATAGGAGTTTTGTGCATCGGGATAGAAAAGAAGGACTTGGTTGTTCCCAATATAAGTTAAAGCTCTACAGTAATTAAACCCTGTGCCTGCTTGCCACAAACTTGATGTGCCTTGAACTGGGTCTGTGGTAGTTGCAATAGCTTCTACTTTTCCATCCGATTTTAAACTTACCGCTTTACCATTAGCTATCGTTCCAGAAGCCTCAAAGCTCCCTACGTTCTGACCACCGCCAGAGGGTAATAGCTCTGACAGATTGCTCATTAGACACTCCAACCAATCGTTGCATCCATATACGTCATAGTAATTTGTGCAAAGTTTTTGTCAAAAGTTAAATCTGTTGCAGAACTGGCAATGTTTGAACCATTTCTTGCTACTGTAAAGTTAGTTGTTGCTGCAGCACCTGTTCCGTCTTTTATTACTACAAAGTCACCTGCACTTGGACTACTTGGGAGCGTTATGGTAATTGACCCTGCTAACGCTACAAGAAACTGGGATGACGTTGCTGTGGTGTTGCCACTGACAATTGTGGGCGCTGGAAAACCTGAAGGATCTGCTACTGAAGTCCAATTACCCCCCACATTTTTTAAAACGTTACCAACTGAACCCGGAGCTACAAAAGTTGGAGCACCCGTGCCGTTTCCAATTACTACATTACCTGTAGTCAGGTCTGCACTTTTTACTAACTTTCCTGTAGTTCCGTCAAACGCGACCATAGCTCCATCTGTTGCCGAAGATGGACCTGCAACGTCACCAACGGTACCCGCTGTGGATGCTATAGTTTTAACTACCCCTGACGAATTTTTGAAAAACAGTTTTTCGTCATTGGTGTTGATGGCTAATTCCCCATCTTGTAGGTCACTAGCTTGTGGCTGATTTGAAGATGTTGAACTTCGATATAACTGAATAGGTGTAAAACCAGACTGTGGCATTAGAAAGTACCCCCTGAAATTCCGGACGTTGCAGTGAGAGATGTGAAAGTTCCAGCTGCTGGTGTCGATCCACCTATTACAGCATTATTGATTGTTCCCCCTGATATTGTTGGAGCAATGGGAGAGGCTAACTTTGCAGTTGTAACAATACCATCTGCTAATTGATCACTGGTTAAAGGAACGTTAGTTGGTGTATTACCAATATAAGGATTAGCCATTACGTTATCTCCAAGATTGATAGAACAGCATCTACGGATGTAGCAGTATCTGATTTAATTTTAATTGAGTCATTGGGTTCCATAACAATTTTTTGATTACCACCGATAGGAACAATTGCACCACCTGTCGGAACCGGAGCACTTTTAACAATATAAGTATCGTTTGATCCATCGTTCAGGGTAACATCAATATTAACCGTTGCCCCAGTTGTATTAGCAACTGTTAACCCAATCACCGTTGTTTGGGTTGAACCGGGAACCGTATACGATCCAACTGCCGTTAAAGACGTTCCAATATCCCTAGATAATTTTCTTTCAAAAGCATTTGCCATGTTTTCTCCTTACCCCAATGCAATCGCTAATGCAATAACATCGTCTGTTGTAACCCCTGCAGTGGGTGTAGATGAAACCCAATTTGTACCATTTGATGTAAGTACATTACCACTAGTTCCGGGTGACGTTAAGCCCGTACCACCATTAGCCGGTACCAGTGTTCCGGAAAGCGTAATATCTCCGGTACTTAAACTATTCGGTAATAATCCTGTGGTACCTGCGCTAAAAGCACTGACTGCTGTTGTAACTGCACCTGCCCACGCAAATGCACTTCCATCCCATTTTAAAAACCGATTTGCAGTCGAGGGAGCGGGTAAAAAATCACTCGTGTTGGCAGCTGTGTTGTAGACAATACGATTAGCAGAGCCACCTGCCACATTGGTTGCCTGTGTAGCTGTCGCTGCATTACCTGTTATACTTATTGCCCATGTACCCGTAGCACCCGTTCCATTAGTTGGTACTGCCCCGACATCACTAGCAGTTAATGTCACGGCACCAACTTGCCCATTGACTGAGGTTACTGTGTTACTTTGGTCAATTTTTTGCCATACACCAGTGCTTGAAAAAACAGCCCAATCACCAACTTGCCAATCTGTTATGCCATCAAGGTTTGTAGTACCTGCAACGCTTACAATGTAATAATAACCTGCAACACCGGAGCTTGATGTCAATGTTGGTGTATTAGTAGATGCGTTCCATGTTCCTTGGTAGTCTAACCCCGTTTGAAACGATGCGGTTGATACGGATGTAATTACACCTTTATCGTTTATTGCTACGACAGGGATAGCACTTGATGATCCATACGTTCCGGGTGTAACACCAGAAGTTGGTAAATCAGCATCAACTAAATTTCTAAATGAAGTTGGAGCGGCTGCACCCGATGCCGGACCTGCAAAAACCACGTTAGCTGGTTGATCGGATTGTAGAAGGGCTGATCCCCAACTATAAGTACCTGTTCCACCAGAGACTAAAACTTGCCCGTTTGCTCCTGCTGGACCGATAGCTAAATCACCACTACCACCGTACACAATTCCACCCGGAGTTGATGTGATGCTTCGTCCAGTACCACCTTGGTCAATGGGCAATATACCGTCTATTTGATCTGCATTCGATAAATCTACTGGTGGGTGTTGATGATCTCCTCTTGCTAATTCGTTAGATGTTCCGGCTGAACCCCCCGTTGTAGTTACTAACGGAACATTATCTTCAAAGTCTGCTGTTAGAGTTACGTTAGAACTTAAATTACCACCACCTTCTAAACCGTTTCCTGCAATGATTTGTGTTGAAGTTGGAACACCACCTGTTGAGGCTGTCACTGTACTTACAGCAGTTATTCTTCCGGTAGAATCTACAGTAACTACTGGTATCTGAGTGGTACTTCCATACGTTCCGGGTGTTGCTCCACTAGCTGCTAATTGAACAGTTCCGATACCACCACTTGCAACACTTAGCGTGATGTTCTGTGATAGTTGTCCACCACCCGTTAACCCCGTTCCTGCAATAACTTGTCTGGTAGTTGGCACGCCAGCAACTTGCAATAAGTCACCAGCTCTAACTTGATAGCTTACTCCTTGATAATTAAACAACAACAACCCATCAGCAGATGCAACTGGGGCCGTGGGCAGTTGTGAAATCCGTGTTGGTATTAAATTACTTGGTACGTTAGCCATCTAATTAATCTCCAGATAGTTTTCACCATCTTCACTAACAATAAATTCATCCCCAGCTTCTTGAATTAACCCTGCTGGATGAGTGTCGATGTTAGTGTCTGGTCTTACAAAAGGTAGAACAATTTGATCGGGTCTTCGTGGTGGCAATCTATATGGATCAAATTGATCTCGATCTGCTTTACAAACTCTTAATCCCGGATCGTTTGGATCTGGAAACAAATCGGCAAGAAAAAACTTTTGTGAACACCTAGCACATATTCCGATACCAAACGTTGGTTGTCCTGTAGGGTCTAAATACTTACTCATCTTGTGTAGGGTCCAATACCCGGATTAATTTGTGTTGGTGATCCGTCACCATCACCATCCCAAGCTCTCTGCATACTTACAGCTGCACGTTGTTCTAAAAGCGGAACTATGTTTGCATCTACACTTGGTGTTTCCATAGCAACTTTTGTTGCTAATCCATTTACTATTGCTTCCAACCATCTATCAGGGATTTCAACTTCTTGTTGCAATGTGTCCGTATCCATTACGGCCCGATGTCTCCACACAATTAATTGTGTTTTTTCCGTATCTTCGTCTGGTGCTGGCCATACATTTACAACGGGTTGTGCAACGTTTCTTTGAAAATAATAAGTGCTTGGTTGACCTGCGAACACTGTATTACTTTGATTGACATATTGATCTCGATTCAATGTACCAAGGGGTATCTCATATGGTTCATTACCCAATGTAATTGATGTGTAGTTGATAGTTGACACACCATCTGTTGGCACAATTTTGAAATACTGATAAGGCAATGCTGGTACAATATCAGTCCAGACTATTTTACCTGTTTGAGCTAATGCTCCGGTAGATAAATCAAAACTGTTAGTGGTAGCTACCGTTGTAAAGTTGACACCATCGGAACTTACTTGAAATGTCAAAGGAATAGCAGTTGCTGACCATTTTACTCCTACGGTATTGACAATTGTTGCACTAGAAAAATTTACGGAATAGCTCGTGTTGGTAGTAGTTACTGTTCCGGTTGGAAACATTGGTTGACGAAAATTTACATTTAAAACATCAACAGTACCCAGAGGCAATGTAACTACTGGTTGATTTTGATAAAACGGTAGGATGATCTTTTCAATACACCAACTTGGAACTCTAATGTTTGATAGATCATCTAACATAAAAGACAACGAGTCTAATGCGTAATCTTGCATTTCAGACGTAATTGCTTGTGAGGGCAATCTGCAACGCCTGAAAGCGTGATCTACCACTTTCAATGAATTAAAGGTTTTTACACCTATATTGTTAGAGTATGCCATATCAATCCTAAATTAAATTACGGATGCTGATACAGCAAACCCCGTTTAGTTTTGGGTTACCAAGATTTCCTTTTAAATTGTGCATCGCCAGCCATCGCCTTAAATCCACCTTTAGATTTCATAGAACCACCACGCTTCATGCCTTTGGTTTTCATAGAACCACCTTTTTTCATGTCCATTGTTCCAACAGACTGATAGGCTCTACGACCCATAGCTTTTTCCATACCCTTGCTTTCATCTCTACGAGACTTCATGCTTTGGGATTTGGTAGACTCTTTGCCTTTTCTCATACCGAGAGATTCATCAAGTCTTGCGTTGTAGCCTTGCTTTTTTTTGCCACCTTTGGCATATCCTTTAGATTTCATCGTTTTCTCCGTTTAATATCATATTCAGCTTCGCCCCGAAGTCTACGCATTTCGTCACGAGCATTTCTTTCCCTAGATGCAACTCTTGTCAGTTGTTGACGCTTGTCGCGTCTTTCCTGAGCATCTTTGGGTCTTCGTGCTTTAACTCTACGCATTTCATCCGCAGCATCATCCTGAACACCAATGACACGAGCTTCTTCATCACGAATATTACGGTTGACTCTACCGCCATCAGCTTTATTCATTTTTGAAAAAGTTTTGGCTAGGTTGGCTCTTTTCTGAGTGGTTGCAGATGGTTTACCAGCACCTGTTTTTGCTGGTTCCCCCGATGCTAATTTATTAATTACACCTTTAGGAATCTTGCCATCTTTCATCTTGACCCCTTCGCTTTTAACGTAGGAAGTCAACGCACCCGGCTTTTTTACAGCCCCCTGAATCCAATCTTTTTTGGATGTTGATCCACCCTTTTTCATTCCGCGAGAACTTGATCCCGTGAAACCAAACGAAGAATCAAAATTCCAACCATTTTGGAAGGGATAGCTTGATTTCATCATGCATCTCCCATACCAGTATGATTTGAACAGTAGTAGTAAAGTGTCGGTGTAGCATCAGTTGTATCGATTTGAGTGAAGGCTCCGGTTGTACCAGCCGTATTATTTATAGTAACCCCCGTGGTGTATTCTGCACCACCTGCGTGTGTACCATTTGGCGTTGTACTAAACCTCAGTGGATGACCATTATTGGTAGTGTCACTTTGGATAAATCGATAACTGCGATTTGCTTCAAATGTAAAATGTGGGCTAATGGCCTCATCAACATAAAAAACATTACCAGTTATATAAGAGTTTGTACCAGCTGCAACAGCCACGTTGTAGCTAACCAAACCACTGACATCAGCTGGTCTATGATACTCTTTGATAGCATGAACAATTACTGTATAAGTGTCACCACTTGAGGCATTTCTGGTGCTTAAAGCAACGTTACCGGCTTCATCAACTCCTTTTATACCACTGCCATTATAAGGCAAAAATGGAGAGTAAGGAACGTCATAAAGTTGTCCTTGTGGGTAACTAGCTATAAGAGCATCCCCAGCTGGGGTTGGATCACCTACCCAGAATAAATCTACCCCCATGTCGTAAGTCTGACACACAACCTTTGTAATTTTTAAACCATTGCAAGCTAAACCAAACGAATTAGGACTCAGGGTAGAAACGTCAATTTTCGTGACTTTGCTTTCCCCAGTTCCATCCGATATGTTTGTAAACTTGGCAATGTACTGTCGTTCTCCATCTAGAAGAACTTGAGTTGAGACTGCATCAGCCATAATTTACCTCCCTTTAAGAGAGATTGTTGTTTTGGATATACATCACTGTGAGTGAAGCAACACCTGTTGTACCGTCACCAGTAGCACCAGTAAAATCCGCTAAAACCTCTAGATCAGTTGTGCCTACGTTCGTGGCTTCTGTATCTAGGGTTCCATGAGTTGTAGCTAGAGCTTTCGTATCCACTGCATTTAAAAACGCATTTGGATCGCTTGCAGTGCCAACAGAAATAGTAGCTGCCCCACTGTCATCGCCAATTGTTGTTACGTTGCATATTACATCAACGATTTGAGAATTGGCTGGAACGATTGCCACTCTTTGATTAAGTTGACTTGCACCAGTGATATTTGGCATCATTGACTGTGCCATTACTACAGAACCAACATTGGCTACATTTACGCCAACATCTGTTCCCGTAGTTGCTTGTATTCCTCCGGCTTTTACCGGACCAGAAAAAGTAGTTGTACCCATGTTTCCTCACATACGAGTTGCGTGTATTTGTCGGTATGTCGTCAGTCGGGAACTGTCAAATACACAAGGTTAATCCCGAAAAGCCCCTACCGTAACAGGGATGAAACGGTAGGGGATTTCATTAAACTCCAGCTGTTCCGAAGACTGCCCTCGGATCTGTCCAACCAAAGTTGTAACGTTCAGTAGCCTTATAACGCATTGAGTCAGTTTCGAAATCGCCTTCCATTGATTTCTCAAGTCCTCTACGCATCATTAGCTTCAGACCTTCAGGCGCATCCGTTTGTACCCACCAAGCAGTGCTCGATGTAATACGAGATAGGTTTGCCTGACCGTCACCCAACAGCCCCATTGATTTGACAGGGTTGATGTCGTTATCAGCCGTTCCCGGTCTCAAAGCAGATTTTAGAAGAGTTTCTGCTTGGAAAACGTTAGCGGGTCCAGTAACGATTTGTGTTGGAGAAAGTCTGATTCGCTTACCGTTGTTGTCAACAGCATTGCGGATTTGGATTAGCATTTGTTCCAAAGATGTTTGAGACAATGCCGCCGCATTGGTTAACGTGTTACTAAACGTACCATTCACAATTGGATGAGCATTGCTGTTAAGAGACACGCCATCACCGCCCGGAAAGGCCGCGTTGAATGCTCTGTTCAGAATATTCGCACCAAGTGTTTCTTTAGTTTCCACCAAAGATTGAGCGAGATGTTTAGCATACGTTGAACCAATACGAATATGGTCAC